GTTAGAGTCTATTCTGGAAACAGAATTTAAAGGGGCTCTACCTGTTTATAAGGGTAAGGACATACCTAAAGGTGTAAATCAAGCTATACAGATTATTCCTACAGGAACAGTTTTAAATGAATATAATATAAATGCTGAACTAAGGGAGTTTTCAATAACACTTAGATATGTTTTTGCTGAAGCTAATGTAAATGAAAGAGCTTTAGATCATATACTTAGGCAAGTTTCAAGGGTAGAAGCTTTAATACACGACAATACAGTTATGACATTATCAAATAGCACAGATGCTTTTAATTGTAGATTTGAAACAACAAGCTTAAATACTGACGAAGACTCAGGTGCGCACATTACAGAATGGGATTGGAAGTGTCAATATTTAGCTAATTTAGATTAGGAAAATTATGAAGATAAAACTTAAAGATTTAGAAAAACCTATGAAATTGTTATATTGTTTTAATAGACAAGGATTTTGTCAAACAACATTTGATAACATAAACTCAGGTAAAGAGGTTGAAGTTGAACGAGTTCCACATAAGGCTTGGGATTTTTTAGAAGAAGTAAAAACAATAAAAAAGAAACAAAAAAAGGGTAGTAACCCTAAAGGAGATAAATAATGGCTATTAATTCGAGTGCTTATTCGCCTAAGCAATTTTCATTTTTAATTGCCGAGCAAGATGATTGGGGAACTATCAATCCTGATTCAAGTGGGAGTCCTGACAATTCTTGGTTGGCAGTAGATGTTGATTCTGTAGGGAGTCCATCTTTAAATTTAAACCAGGTTCTTGAACCAAGAAATGGTAGTAGAGTTTTACAAGCTACTGATTTCTTTCAAGAAAAACTTGTAAGAGTAATTGAATTGTCTGTTTCAGGAACAGCAACAGAAGAAGTATTAGATTTGTTATTAGCAAATATAACTCAAGGAGATACTGTTCCTTACTTAATAACATCTGCAGGAGCTGTTCAAAATATGACATCTGCAACTGCAAATCAAACAGCTAATCAGTTATTATCTGTTGCTTATAAAAGTCCTGCAAGTGGACACGCAATGGGTTTTAAAGATGTTTTTTGTACTGCAATATCATTTAACGCAGATGCAGGAACAGAAGGTGGAAGAATAAAATTTTCAGCAACATTTAAAACAGGATCTGCACCAATTATGAATCAAGCAGATATTGCTATTGATACTGCAATTACAGCTAATAATTATTATATGAGCAATTGGGATGCTGATGATAGAATAATAGCAGGACATTCTAATGTCTTAGTAAACTCATTTACTTTAAATGTGGAAAATGATGTTGTTTTTGCAGGAGCTTGTTCTACAGGGTATGAAAGTGCTTCAAGAGTTGGCGAAGTTTCTGCTACAGCTGATTTTAATATTAAATATGATGATAATACTGATGTTATGTTTGAAAACTTTACTGACCAAGTTACAGGTGCTTCAGAAGGTGCAACTTTAATGGCTACGGATTCTACACCATCTGATGGAGAATTTGAATTTAAACTTGCAAGTTCTGTTATTACAAATGTTGCTTTTAGTGAAGGCGATATGATGGCATTAGATGTTTCAGTTAAAGCAGTAGGTGCAGGTATAGGTTCAAGTACAGCTTTATTTGAAATTGCTTGCTAATTAATTAAAATACGAGGAGAGTATGAAAAATAAACTGCAATCAGGCAGAGAAGTTGAAATAAAAGACTTATCTGTTGATGAAAGAGATCAGTTGTTGGATAATGTAGATACAGAAACAACAAATGACTCAGTAAAAATAAAAGCATTACATTCTACTATGACAAAGTTCATTAGAATGGGAGTTAAAGGTTGTAATGATAAACTATTAAAATCTTTAACCTTTGCTGAAAAAACAGAAATATTCCAGTTAATGCAGGAGGAATACTTAAACTTGGGGGAAGAAGAAGCCTCCAACTAAACCTTAACGTAATTGTTGAGTCTTGTGGAGGCTGTCAGTTTGAGTCTTATCCTTATAAAGCCGAAGTGCCTGTATTAATAGATGGAAAAAGAGAAACAAGAACTTTTAACTCTGATAAAGATGTATGGGAAGTAGTTGATCTTATTATAGAGGAAACTAAGGAGTTTAATGCAAAAGAAGGCAAGCAGTTTGACATTGAAGCATCAGTTCAAGCACAGTTGCCTTTTTTTTGTTGCAAAAATAGGTTTTATAAGAAGGAATTTCAGAAAGATATACAAAGGTATCTTTATTGCGAAAAGTTTGGAATATCGCCGTATAAAGGCGACTATGGAAAACAACCTTGCTTGTGGGTAGATAAGGTTTTTGTATTGAAAAAAGCATTTGCAAAATTAGAAAGTAAACATATAGAGAAAGCGAAAGTAGATGGCAACAGGTAATATAGAAATAAAATTTAGAGCTTCAGGCAATAAAAAGCTTAAAAAGGCTATAGAAGATTTAGATAAGGTAACTAAAGATTTAAATAAGACAACGAGAGTTGCTAGAAAAAGAACAACAGAAGCCACAAAAGCACAAAAAAAATTAAGAGAAAATACTCAAAGAATTACTGCAGCTAATAAAGGAGCAGGCAAATCATTTTTAGGTTTGGGTGGTACTTTATCTGTAGCAAGATCACAAATATTACTTTTTTCATTCGCTGCAGGCTTAGTTACAACAGCTGTAAGAACTTTAACAAATACTGTAGCAGCTACAAGAGAATTTGAAGTATTAAAAACAAGATTAGAAAGTATAACAGGTTCTGCAATAAAAGCAGAGGTTGCTTTTCAAACATTTAATGAAGTTGCTGCTAAAACTCCATTTACATTAAGAGATATAACAAATGCAGGTGTTGCTTTAAAAGCTTTTGGTGCTGATGCAGAAGAAACAATAGTTCCTGTAGCTGATCTTGCTGCGTTTATGGGAGTTAATGCTACCGAAGCTGCTCAAGCATTTGGTAGAGCTTTTGCAGGTGGTGCAGGTGCTGCCGATATTCTTAGAGAAAGAGGTGTTTTAGCTCTTGTTAAAAGTTTTCACGGAGTAGATGATTTAAGCAAAAAAACATTACCTCAATTTAGAAAAATGTTAATAGAAACAATGCAAGACCCTACAGCAGGTATTGCAGGAGCTACAGAAAAATTATCCCAAACATTTGAAGGTGCATATTCTAATATGGTGGATTCTGCAACTCGATTAGCTGCAGCTTTTGGTCAATCCTTATCGCCAACCTTAATGCGTTTTATGAGAAGGGTAACTAAAGGAACTACTGCTCTTAGAGAATTTTTTGAAGTTCCTGATGAATTTGCTGATGGTCAAATTGCATATGAAAAAAGACAAAATAAATTAGCTAATATAACTCTTAAAGATTTAGAAAAAAGTCTTAAAAAAGCAAAAAAAGAATTGGCTGATTTTACAGGAACTATATTAGATACAGGCGAGTCAACGGATATTGCTGATGGTCAAATAATAAGCTTTGGAGGTGATCTTGCAGGAAGCACTAATTCTCTTGCAGATGGAATTATAACCACAGGAGAGTATACTGATAAGACTGCAGATTTAGCTGAATCATTAAAAAAACAAGGGATTCAACTTGAAATTGTAACTGATTTTATTGATGATGTTTCTAAAGCATATAGTATAAATGTAAGTGAAATGATGGTTGTTAGTGATGAAGTAGTTAGATTAGCAGGAAATGTTACAGATTTAGAAGCAGCAGTAAGAAAGAAAAAAGAAGAATTAGCAAACTTACCACACGTTTTTATAAGATTTAGAAAAGAAATAGAAGAAGCAATGGTTAGTGTGAGCATATATACAAATGCTGTAAATGGTGTGGCAGATGCTTATATGGCTATGAGAAAAGCAACTATAGATAGTGATAAGCAAGTTGAAATTTCTGCTGCTAATGGTATACGATCTGAAAGACGTAGACAAAGAGAATTAGATAAAATAAATAAAAAGTATGAAGAAAAACAAAAAGAAGCAAACAAAGAAGCACAAAGAATTAAAAGAGCACAAACAGTAGTAAATACAGGTGTAGCTGTTATGGAAGCTTTATCTGCTGAAAAACCTGGATTTCCTGGTAACTTTCTTGTTGCAGCTTTAGTTGCTGCTCAAGGTCATTTACAATTAAAGACTATAGATGCTGCTAAGTATGAACAAGGTGGTATGGTTGGTGGTCGTAGGCATTCGCAAGGTGGAACTATGATTGAGGCAGAAAAAGGAGAATATGTTGTTTCTCGTAGAGGTGTTGATGCAGTAGGTATAGAAGCTTTAAATAGAATTAACTCAGGTGGAGCAGGTGGTATAAATGTATCTATTAACAATCCTATCTTATCTAAAGATGTAGTTGAAGATGATCTTATACCACAAATAAAAGAAGCAATCCGTAGAGGTGCTGATATAGGAGTTGGTTAATGCTAACCTTAACTGAAAAGTTTCAAAAAGATATACAACAAAACCATTCTACAGTATATCCTTTAATAATAATAGATAATCAATATTACATATCCACTATAAAAGAGGTTATTAAATCAGGAGATGAATCTCTTGTATTTGAGGATTATGGTCTTAAAATATCTAACATAAAAGAATCAATAAATATACAATCTCATTCTTTTAAAATATCTAATGTTACACTTACTTTAAATAACTACGAGCAAGATGGCTTAAGATTAAGCGATACATTATCTGATAAAATAAATAAGCCTGTAGAAGTTTACTATAAAACACAATCTTGTCAAACATTAGAAGATTGTTTGTTGGCTTATAAAGGGTTAATAAGAAGAAACTCTCACGATCACTCATCTTTAACTATTGTACTTGAAGATTTAACTGATATAAAACTACATAAAGATGTTCCTGTTGCTAACTTAGGATATAGCAAAAACGCATTTAGCAAAGATTATATAAATAGACCAATACCTATTACTTATGGCGAAGTAGAAAAAGCTCCTGTTATACCTTGGATTGACAATGATTCAAATACAGGTAGAGCTAACTTATCTGTAATTGCAGATGATGTTAATATTGTTACAGGTAGTGGTAGAGAAATATCAATACAAGATTTTAATTCTTCAAATGAAATATCTGAGTTGAAGTTTGAAACAACTCCAAACAATGAAAGTTTTTTGTATATTTATAAAGGCGATTATTTTAGGGTTTTACAAGAATATAATGATAATGTAGAATTACAAGAAGATAGTGCTGAAAATGCACTATATTTGGACAAAAAACAGTATAATATAGATGATTCAGGACAGTTTATATCTATTGATAAAGTATTTACAGGTGGCTTTCCACAAAATCCTCCTGCACACAACGAATTTCAAACTGTTAAAATATTAAGACCTAATCAAACTGAAGTATTGATAACTGAAAGTGATGAAGTAGAAGAAGGTAATGTTGGCAGTATTATAAATATAAACCCTGATTCAGGAATTTTAAGACCTGAAGCTGCTGTAGATAGTAGTGAAAATCCTACTGTATTTTTTGATAAAGGACATCAATCTGAGTTTACTACATCTGCACAAATACCTAATAGTCAGCCAGACCCTGAAAACACAATATTTGAAGAAGGCGAAGTCCTTGTAAATTTATTTACTAATTACAATGAAAATAATTCAAGAAAAGGTATTTATTATCCACAAGAAGATGATACAAATTTAATAGATCAGACAAACTACATATGGCTTATAAATGCTTGGATTCAATCTAACGCACAACATCTAAATGTTAAATTTATATCTGCTCCATCAGGAGATATGATAGTATCAAAAGCAGAAGAAAAACTATTTGAATTTGGATATAAAAATGAACTTGATGGTTTGATATTTGCTTGTTATGGTGCAGATCAAAATAAAGTAGAAATACACCCACAATACGCATTAAGTAGTGGCTTTAGAGATGCTTGGGTAAATGCTTGCGATGGAGTTGAAGGAAATGAAACAGATACTCATTCTGTATACATAGAAGATTACTATCACGATGGCGACCATTTTGATGAATCATATACACATAACTATTTTCCTGAAGATGTTTCCAAAACATTGCATCCATATAAAAGTCAATTTAATCCTGCAGAGGCTACTGATAGATTTTACAACAACAGCCATATATTTGGAAATCCTGAAAAAAGTGCTATTTATCCAAATACTGTATATAAAATTAATTGTGTTAAATTTCATCCAAATAATCCTCAATTTTTAGAAACTGTTTATATAGGACAATGGAATGAAACGACAATGAATGGTGCATTAGGAGAATTTGAAATATTTATAAACCTATTTGATGATGGTTCAGATAGAAACTTTCTATTTAGAAAAGAAGATTTTGCAACACTTACACCTTTTGAAATTAGAGATAAACATTTAGACAATAATGCTAATTATGTTTTAGGTACAAGATATGGAGCAAAATATAATACTGTGCCTATAGCTACTGAAGCAGGTAATCCATTTAATGAATCTGCAACAAAAATAAAACACGAACATTTTGCAGGTGGATATGGTCAATATACTCAACCTAACAATAAAATATATATGGATGGTTTGTGTGGACACGATAATAATTCAGGTGGCAATATAGGTGGTCTATCGTGGTGGATGTTAGTAGAAGAAGAAATACCTTCTGATACATTATTAAGAAACCTAAGTGAAACTCAAGGTAATTATTTAGGAGAATTTTTTGATACAAGCTGTAATACGACAGTAAAAGAAGGAACTTTAATACCTTGTGGTGGGAAAATATCAGCACAGCATACAGGTAGAAACTTTAGTTATGATTACGATTATGCTTTTTCATTCTCTACTGTTAATTTAACTTCAGGTAATGCTACAGGAACTGCAGAGCAAAGATTATCATTATTATTTCCTATATCTGATATAGAATCACAAGATGCAGTTCAAGGAGAAACAAACACTTTTGTATATGGAAAAGTACAATTAAATATACCTGAAGAAGAAGGTAATAATGAAACTCATAATACTGCTGTAGATGATGACATACTTGTTCAAGCATATGGAGCAGAAAGAGTACAAGAGGATAGTGTAAACTATAATGCAGAATTTTTAGGCGACAATGAAGACGCTACAAACCTTATTGACATAAAAGGTAACGATGAAATATTTACAAGTGGTGGTGATGTTAGTTGGAATGTAAACACATTTAATGAAAGTGTAGATGACTTAAACAATCAACTTACTAACTTTACTGATTATAGATTAGAGTCTTGGGATAGTCCTGATGCTTTTGATTCTCTATCTTTAGTGTATAGAATTAGAAATGAAAACCAAAGTACAGACAGAAGAACGAAAATTAGCACTAATATATTTAGTATTGCATTATTGCAGTATAGTTTATTTGAAAATGTATTTAAAGATGATCTATATGCTGATGTATTTGGTAGATATGATGAAGATGGAACATACACCAATAATATTGAAACTCTTATTGAAAATCCTGCAGATGTATTATATCACTTTATAGAAAAAGAATTAGATCTTGTAGATAAAATGAACTCAGATAGCTGGTTAAATGCTCAGTCAAATAATCAAGATATTAAATTAGCTTTCTCAGTAAAGGAAAACATAAATTCAAAAACACTTATAGAAAGTATATCTAAAAATACAAGATTGTTTCCAAAGTTTAATTCTGATGGCGACTTTTCTTTTAGTACAATTAAAAATATATACTCAGAAGAAGATGAAATAATAAAACAATCAGATGTTATAAAATTTCAATTCACAAGAACACCATCAGAAGATATAAAAACATTAGTTAATGTAAAATATAAAAAAGATTATGCAGAAGATAATTATAAAAGAGAAACAGGATATTGCGATGGTTATGACTTTTTTGGTAATGGAGAAGGTGGTAGAGAAGTTTATAAAGGTGGAGAATGGACTAATAGTGGATATGATTATTCTAAGTTAGGATTAGAAAGAAAAGATAATATATTGGAGTTTGAAAGTGATTTTATAAGAGATTATGAGTCTGCAGTTGCACTTAGAAATTATATATATTTATTAAATTGTAATCAACACACTATAGTAAAATGTACATTACCATTAAAATATATTAAATTAGAAGTAGGAGATATTGTTAGATTTGATAGTTTAAATAATAATGTCAAAGCTTTTGGAGAAGATTATACTTCTGATAATGTTTTTAGAAATGGACAAAAAATATATCCATTTTTTATTATAACTTCTGTTACTAAATCTTCTAAAGATATAAACCTTGAATGCACTCAGTTACATCAACTACAAGGTAATTTTACTACAGGTCAAGGAAGTTTGTCAAGAAGAAGTGAATTAGGTATTAATTTTTACACATTAGATTACGATAGTGAAGGTAATATTACAGGTGCAGAGCCATCTTTTGCTAATTCACATATAACATTAGAAGATATAGATATATACGAAGATATAATAATTGGCTCTAACAAATATTTAACATCTAAACAAAAAATATCTGCAGATATAACCAATGATGGTAGTATAGATCAGTTTGATTTAAACTTATTAGAAATTATATTTAATGATTCTATACCTACTATTGGAGATGTTAATCAAGATGGTGTTGTAAATATATTTGATATTGTTATGGTTATTGAATATTTAATACAAGATGGCGAGTTAAATGAAACTATTGCTGCAGATTTAAATGAAGATGGTGTTGTTAATATAGTAGATATAATTGCTTTAGTAAATAATATAATGGGAACATAGATGTCAGTAGTTAGTTTATATAACAAGTTAAAGAATAGTAAATTGCAAGATATAGAAGTTACAACAAGTGCTACTTTATCTGTTTTGGATAATACTATAGAGTTTGAGATTAATGGTACTCCATCAAATATTATGATTAACTATAATGGAGCAGGTCAATTTAGAAAACAAATACCTGCAAATATTAAAGTCAAAGTAAGTAAGAATGCTATATTAATTACCAATATATTTAAACAAAAAATAC